GTCAGCCCTAATATCAGAAGCGACCACAACGACGTTGTCGCCAAACCTCTTATTGAGTAATGCTGCAATCTTTTTTGCTTCATCATTTATCATCCGTTAATTCTTCCTACGATGCCTTGTGGGTTCCAGTTACTAGCGGTGTCATTTCCTAATGCACCTTTTACATTGCCCTCAACCTTAGCACCAGTTAAGGCTCCATAACGGGAACCTGATTGACTAATTGGGTATCCGCAGTCATAGCAACGAGGTGCTGAGTTTTGTACTGCCATGTAATTACTGGAACTACATTCAGGACAAGTCTGTGTTTGTTGAGCACTTCCTATTCTCAAATTAACAGTTTGAGGTTGAGGTGCTTCATATCGTGTCATTGGTTGTTGAGACGGAGGCATCGGGGGAGTAATGTCTTGACGTGGTTGATTATTAGGTTGCTGTAGTTTTTTAGCCCACCAGTCTGCATTAGTCATTACTTTGGTCTCCTTGGCCCTACGGTTAATAAATCTAAGTCTACCATCTGTGAAATTGAGCCTAAAACAGATGCCATGGCAATCTGTTGTGTTGTTTTAACTATGTGTTCCCAGACTTCTTCTGGCATTTCTTCAGCAATTTTTCCCAACTTAGTTCTTTGCAATACAGCCACAGATTTGGCAATCTGGTACGTATGAGCAAAAACTAACGGGTATAAGTGAGCAACTTTGGAATAACGCTTATCGCTTTCTTCCTGTTCTCTTTGGGCTACTTCATCGCTAACCATGGTTGTTCCAGCAATAACGCTTAAAGAAAAAGCATCATCTAATTGGGCATCAAGCAGAAGACCTCTCATACGAAACATGACTTCAGTTGTTAACGCTTCAAGGTCTAATTCAATCTTGCGTTTTCTAAAGAACATCATTCTTTTGCTTCACCCCACTTTTGAACTGTTTTTATATCTGCAATCAATGGGACAATCATATCTGGAAGTTTGACCCCCTCCATGGATTGACGAATTGCTTCAGCCGTTTCTTCGACTAAATGGTCTGGAGTTAGGGTTACTAGTTCATCGTGAACCGTCAAGAGGACGTTTACCTCTGGCTCAGTCACAAAACAAGAGTGTGCTCTAACCATAGCCAACTTAATTAAGTCAGCAGCAGACCCCTGAATAACGGTATTAAAGGCTTGTCTTTCGGCTCGTGATTTCATTCCAAGGTCTTTATTAAGTAACTCTGGAATGTAACGTCTACGACCTAAAACAGTAGATACAAAAGGCAAAGGACGTTGTTGTCGTGCAGTTCTAACAATAAAATCACGATAGTTATTTACTGCTTTAAACTTATCGTTAAATAGGTCCATTAATTGATGGCTCTCTTTTACTGTGCAACCAATTTGGTCAGCAATTTTTTCAGGACCTACCCCGTAAGACATAGCAAGAACTAAAACTTTACCTGCTCTTCTGTCTACTCCCATACGAGAACCAATGGTTGTGTAGATGTCTCCACCTTGTAAATAGTTTTCTACGAAGGCTGCGTCTTTTGAAAACGAAGCAATAATGCGTGGTTCAATCTGTGAATAATCAGCAACCACTAGTTTATATCCTGGAGGAGCAATAAACAGATTACGGATTAATTTTCCATACTCTCCTTGAGATGGGATATTTTGTAAGTTAGGCTCACTACTAGAAAATCTACCTGTCTCTGCTCCATGCGATTTAAAGTTAGTGTGTACTTTGCCGTTGACTAAAAGACTCTGACGTTCTGTTGTCTTAGACTTTCCACCAGAAGTACGAGTTACATCTCCACCTGTATACGGTGTTACGTAAGTAGTCATGATTTTATTTAAATCTTGATACTTCATGATGGAAGCAACTAAGGGGTCTTTCTCACGATAATACTCCAAGGCTTCAGCACTTACAGAATAATGTTTAGGCCCTACCTCTTCTCCACCTTTTACAGCCTCTAATCCTTTAGGAGTTAACGCAATCTTAATTGTTTTATTAGGTCTAATTCCTCTGCCACCCTCAGACTTAGGAGTGAACAGTAACTGTTGTTTTTCTTGTATGGAGTTCATGTGGAACTCACGTCCAGCAAGTTTATAAGCCTCACCAGTAACTTTAATAATGTCTTTTTCTAGTTGAGTGTGGAGATTCTTTAACTCTGTTTCATCAATATTTGCACCTGCTAATTCCATATCAGCAAGGACTAACATCAAGTCCATCTCTAAGCCCCATACAGTTGTTAAGTTATAGTTTTTAATTTTTGGCTCATAGACCTGATACAACTGCCAAGTTGATTCGGCATCAATGGCTGCATACTTAGCAACCTCACTAAATGAATGGCGTTCTACTGCTTTACCTACGCCTTTAACAACAACTAATCCCAACTCTCTTTCAGCACAGGCTGCAAGTCCTAAGTTGTTCTTTGTTCTGTTATCTATAATGAAAGAAGCCATCATGGTGTCAAAGTACGGCTTTGGGCAAACTACTCCTCGGTAATACTTGGCGATTGCTTTAAGGTCAAACTTAATGTTGTGTCCAACTTTGATTTTGTCACTAAACAATAAAGGCTTGAGTGCTTTAAACACATCCCCTGGGAGTAACTGAGGTGGGGCTGTATCAAATACTGGTGTCCAGTTATCTTCACGCTTTGAATAGTCTTGTTCACGAACTTCTCTTCCTTCATCTAATCGTTTCTGTCCAGAACCTAGTAACGGCTTATCCCAACGAATAAACTCTCCATTGGGATGACCCATTGGTATTACATCTGTGCGTCCTTCAGTTGCAAATGCAATCCATGTAACTTCATTGAGTAATGGGTGTAGCCGAGAAAAATCATCGGGACCTACAGTTTCAACGTCAAAAGCAAAAGCAGGTTGGTCTAAGTAATAGTCAACCATCTCTAATAAACCTAAAGGTGTTGTAATAATATTCATTATGCTCCTAGTTAGTTAAGTGTGGTGGGTGTTGCATCCGCTAAGAACAACACCCACCACTTGGGACGAGTCGTTGATTAGACGACTGAACGAGCAATCTCAAGTAATTCAGAACGAGGTGTGTCCCAAATTACTTCAGGGCTAAATGGTTCAGCCTGTGCTACAAGTTCCTCAACCTGAGCGGGGTCAAGGTCCCAATCTTCAACAAGGTCTGTAGGACGAACACGCTCTAATGAGTATGTTGTCTGTGGACCAGTACCTTGGCGTGAAATTGAATAGAAGAACTTATTCAATGGACCACGCTTTGGGTCTTCGTGTGCTGCTTTGATTTGACGGAAAAAAGTTGGTGGAGCAGTAAGAATCATTGTCTTCTTCTCTTCTGATGAAAGAACAAGAACAGTGAAAGCAAACTTGCCACGTGGCTTATCTCCTAGAAGGTCACACAATGGGCAACCTTCAGCACCCGTATCAGCGATACAAACGAATGAACGCTTGCCTGATGAACGGTCAATCCAATGTTGTTCGTAAGAACGAAATGGACCGTCACCAATGAATTTGATTAGTTGTGAGTCTTCGGTGAATTTAAAGTCATTAGGATATTCACCAGACTCTTTTGATGTTGCTTTGAGTGTCTTAGTTGCTGCTTCCCAGCCAGACTGAACAGTAGTTCCGACTTTAGGTGCTGCATCTTCGTTGTCTTCATCCAAATACGATGAAGCATTTACTGCTGGTTGCGTGATAGGCATTTTTCTTCTTTCGGTAATGAGGCTTTCGCACTCGGTTAGTTGTGAGGTCTATTGACTCTCGTTGGCAACAGCGTCTTTCCATTTTGATGTAATCGCAAAGGTCAGTTCCGTCTGTTGCGACCATTCTACACGAGCAGTACCCAAAAGACCACGCTTTGAGAACTCTTCTACAGCAATTTCTATTAATTGCCGAGTGTAGACACGGTTTCCTCCTACTTTCTTACCGTTTAAGGACTTAGAACGTAGTCGATATGGTGCCCCAGGAATGTACCCCTTCTTCTCCCATGAGCGAATACTGATAATGCTTTTCTCTAATGCTTGAGCCAAAGCACTTACAGTAAACACTTCTGTTTCTTTTCCATTTAGATGTTTAACTATTGGGTTGGAATCCCAAGCCGTATCTTCAGTAGATTTGCGTTTACGTTTTGCTGCGGGATTAACCTCACGACGTTTTTGTTTTGACCCAGGCTTGTACTGTAAATCAGCAAAGGCTTTATCAATCTCGTCTTGTCCACGTAAACCAGCCATTATTACTTCTTACTTAGCATTAATGCCCAGACAATTTTTGCTGGGAACATCTCATCAATTTCTTCTTCTGTAAGAAGTCCTTCGTACAAAGCAGCCATTAGTTCATCTTCATCAACTATACGAACTGTTTTGTAAAGACGTTCAGTAAGACCTTTCTTTTCAAGAAGGTCTTCTGCAATCATTTCATCAATCTTACGAGTAACACGCTTTTGTTTTTGTAGGCTTACATAATCACCAACAGGTTCAGGCAACTCTAACCACCAGTTACCTTTGTCATCAGTAAAACCATCGGCTTCAATTTTTTCAAACAGAGATGCTTTTAATTCCTTTTGACGTGCTTCATACAAGTCTAAGTTTTTCTTTATTGAGGCGTACTCTTTGGTCTGCCCTAGTAAGTCATCAGAGTTAAACTCTCTTGGTCCATCAATTCGCTCAACCATTGTTGCTCCTATATTTGATTAGTTAGTAAGAAGTTTAAGAGGCTGCCAACTGTTAAGTCAACACCTCCACGTGTGTTTATTCCTTGTCCATCTATTACAGCATCTGCGATTGTGTTCTTCTGTTGCAGCATTTCATATTGTCTTTCTTCAATGGAATTAAGTGCTAAGAAGTCCTGAATAATAACGCTTTTCCACGTGCTAGAAGTGCGTCTTATACGAGAGTTCCTTTGTACCGCTGCACCAGAAGACCACGGTAAATCATAGTTTACAAGAAGATTGGCTTGAGGTAAATCAACGCCATAGCCTCCAGCATCACTTGATATAAGTACCCTAACTTCTTTAGAAGTTTGGAATTCTACTTTAGAAGTTTCTTTTTCCTTAGCATTCAACTCTCCAGAGTATAAACGAGATTCAATCTTCTTTAACATAAGTCTTCGCTGTATTAATGGAAGCATCCCCAGGTAACTGGCAAAGATTACAACCTTAGAGTTCTCATCTGTCTCTAGGTGTTCGGCAACGTAGTTAATCATTGCGTCTAACTTAGGACCGCCATCAGTGATGTCCGTTAGGTAGCCGTCGTCAGCCAATCCCGCCACATAAGAACTTCCGCCTTTAATACCGTTACCCTCAACAAACTTTTCTGCACTACGAGTTAACAATGAGGGGCTGTCACAAAGCATCCTTAAAGAAGTTATCTTAGACATGATGGAACCCCGCAAAGCATCTGCAGGACCGCCTACTGCATACCCTTGACCGTAGTGAGACTCAATAGAGAACCCCACACCAAAAAGTTCCTGTGCTTCTTGTAGTTCATTGGTTAAATCCAACGCAATTTTTTCATACAAATCACGTGTCTTTTTATCTAGTTTTATCCGTATTGGTGCTAAATGAATAGTGGCGGGCAAGTACGGAGCAACATCTTCATCAGACTGTGCTTTACGTACTGATGCGACTTTAATCTTCTCGTGTAATAACGGAAGATTTCGGTATCTCTGTACCCCGCCAAAAGTGTTTCTTACTATGAAGGTCTTATCAAAGAGGTCAAATCGGCCCAGTAGACCTGGCTCAACAAATTGCATAATGCTGTACAACTCTTCTGGCTTACCGTTTTCAATAGGGGTTCCTGTTAAAGCAAACCGAATAGGAATACTAGAAGCAAGTTCTTTTACTTTTTTAGTTCTTTTAGACCTAAAACTTTTGATAGCAGTTGCTTCATCACAAACAACAACTCCAAAGTCTATGTGGTTTAACACATCCCAATCATTAACTATTGACTCGTAATTTGTAATTACGTAGTTGTAATTACAAGAATCAGCGTATTGAGTTGTACGAGTAGTTTTGTTTCCATCAATAACTATAGATGTTGAGTCTGAAAACTTTGCTATCTCACTAGCCCATTGATACTTAAGACTGGCTAGTGCAATTACTAGTACTGGCTTCTTTAGTCCTTCGTCACGCATCTTCTCTATTGCTGCAATAGTCATGCAGGTTTTACCAAGACCCATTTCATAGGCAACAAGAACCTTGCCTCGTTCCACCATCTTGTCAACGGCTTCAGGCTGATAGGGCTTTAGTGTTCCTTTAAACATTAACTACGTCCGTTAATAGAACCAGACAGAGCAATGCGAGTTGTGTGGGTTTCCATATCTTTAAGAAGCATGTCTTCTAAGTCCATAGCATTGTGTTTCTTTAACAATCTTCTAACTTTTTCAATACTCTGAAGAAACATTAGTCGTTCTTTTTCAACAAGTTCATCGCGTAAAAGGTCGGCTGTATCAGTCATCCTAGGTAAGCCTTCTCTCCGTAGATAGAGTCTTTAGCAGTTTCAACTCCGTGTTGAACTTGCTCATCAGTCATATCTCCAACATCTTTTATACCTGTAGAGGCATAATTAAAAAACTTCAATGTCATTCCGTATTTACGAGCACTAACTATCATTGCTGCACAAGCAGTTCTACCTGCTTCATCTATGTTTGGATTATCAAAGGCTGCAATGACCGTATCGCTATATCTAAGTAACTTAACCTGAGCATCACTTACGATTGCTCCAAAGGTAGAGACTGCCCCAATAATTCCCGCTGAAGCAACTCTTACAGCGTCTAAAGGGGACTCAACAACAATAACCATGTCTGGGTTTTGTTCATGTCCTCCAAACAATGTGCTTGATTTTTTCACACCAACAGGAGTGTTTCTAAACTTACGAACTCCCTCTTGTTTTTCTTGCCAACCCATTAAAGAGTAATCATGTGGGTTTCTTATTGGCAAAATCCACGTGTTATCTGGTGCCCAAAGAACCTCATATCTATTAGCAGACTCTGGTTTAAGTCTTCTTTTCTCTAATGCCCATTCTGGTGGGTCACCAAACAAAGCCAGTCTTGCTTCAGACATAGGTACTGATTGAGTTGATGTGACGTGAGTTGGCACTCTCTTAAGCCTCTCTGCTAGTTCTTCGACCGATATTTCTTCGACGTTTGCTAACCATTGTTTTGCTGCTTCATAATCTAATCCGTCACCTATATACAGTTCACGGACTTCAGCAACTAGGGAGAAGACATTGCCTTTAAAACCACAGGAGAAACAGATGTGTGCTCCTGTGTCTTCGTTAATCCACCATGATGGATTGTTGTCTTCTTTGCCCGTCCTTGATTTGTGCATAGGACATAGACAAAGAATTTCACTGCCACGTGCTCTAACAACTTCAATTGAAAGATTTGCGAGTACTTGAGTGATGTTAAAGTTCATATCATTAACCCACGCTTACAAACTAAACAAGAAGACATCTTCGTCTCTTCATGGAAGCAACCTGTTTCCCAGTTCCACGTTAATGTGGTCTCACTTGGCCCACAGTTACGACTAGCAACAATCTTAAAGTTACGAAGGTTGTCGTAATCGGGGACAGGCTCTAGTCCCAAGATAACATCTGAGTCTTGGAAGAATGATGATGAGTAACCGATTGAGTCAGCAGATACTTTGCCACCACGCATCTTCCACAACAACGTCTGAGTAGTAATAACCACAGGTATGTCATGTCGTTGTGCCAAACGCTTAAGGGAACGAGTCACATTGGTAATTGACTGAGGAGTATTCATCTCTCCTGTTTGCTCATCCATCATCAAATACACACCATCAACAAATACGACATTTGGCTTTAACTTTGAAATGGTTGCTGATAAAGACCCAACAGTTAATCCGTTTACGGCATCAACTAAATAATTTTTGTTAGACATCTGCTCTAATCCTGTAAGCATGTCCATGTAGCGGGCTTCTTCATCTTGAAACAACTTTCCACGACGAAGACGACCATGTGAAATCTGTGCACGAATGGAGTCGTGACGTTGTTGTATCTCTCGGTTAGTCATCTCAAAAGACTGAAACATTGGAACTAACCCTTGTTTGTGCACATGTATTGCAACTGCTAATGCAATCTGTGACTTACCTGTTTTTGGTGGAGCAATAACTGTTATTAATTGACCGCCTTGCAAACCTGCTGTTGCTTCATCAATTTTATCAAACCCTGTTGGAATACCAATCATTGCATGGCTTGCTAATGCTTGATACTCAGCAAAACGATTAGTTGCATCTTGTGTTAGTTCTAATTCATTTGTGCCTTGCACACCAGAAGTATTAACACGAGTAATGGCTGCTTCCATTGCAACCAAAGCACCTTCGTGGTCATTGTGAGTTAACTTATCTACAGACTCTTCAAGACCTTGACGAACTAATACTTTGCGACGAAATGCAACTGCTTGGTCAACAAGAAAATCTAAAGAGTCTTGTACATCTAAAACTTTGTAAGTTGGGTAATGGTCTTTAACAGTTACTGCAGTAGGTACTTCTGAATACTCGTTGTAATGCTTAACAACAAACTTCCAAACTCTGGAGTTGTCGTCATCTAAAAACCAATCGTGGGTTATTCCTTTTTGTAGGACTGGCAATATGTCTCTGTCGCGAATTACTTTGCTAACTAAACGATGCTCGTTATCTGCTGCCATTGCCCCATCTTTTCTCTAAAGTCTGTTTAAGTCAATACTCCAAGAGCCATATCTCAAACCTCTGGTTGGCAAGTCAACCACACCTTTTAAGTTTGTGCGATAAGGCAAGTCATCTACTAATTCTTGTGTCGTTAAATAAGTTTGGACAAGGTTAAAGGGGTTGGTACCGCGTCTGTCTAAGATGTCCATTACTTTTTCTAAAGAAGTTTGGTCCCAACCATCTTCTTCAATACCTGCTAACTCAACTGCAAGTCCATACTTATAAGTTAAAGTCCACAACTGAGACACCGCTGCTTTATTAATGTTCTTTAACTGTAAAGAGGTTGTTTTATTTAAGAACTTTCGTTCCGTAACTTTTTCAAACTCAGCAACAACTTCTGCAAGAACAATTAAACGAGGAGGGGTTTCGTTGGAGATGTCCCCGCCCTTCACAACACCTCTACTCTAGCGTACTTTAAAATGAAGTTGCGGAAAGTCTCTGCGGACTCATTGGCTCTTGCTTGAATTTCTTCTGGCACATCATCAGGTACCAGGATTGCATACTGACCGTTGTTCTCAGACATACGGGTCTGTACAAACGTAGCGTGTTTACACCCGTTTCTAATTTTAAATGATGGACACGAACATTGTGCATCGGTGTCGTTAGGGCGTAGTTGTACTTCATACACACCCGTAGGTGAGAGAAATACTTGGACTGTACGCCACTGTTCCAATTGTGAACCTTTCATGCTGTAGCCCTTCGTAAGTCTTTGCCAGTTAGTCGAACACGTTGGAACGCCTCATTAGCAAAACTTGCCATCGCGTTGCTGTATTTGGCGGACCAATTTTCCAGCATCTCGTTGGTAGTTACTATTGTAGGCAATGCACGGTCATAACGACTGCGTAAAATCTCATCAAATGATGCGTCATCGTATTTAGAACCGTACTCTTTTCCTAAATCATCAAGTATTAATAAACGAACGTTTAACCAATCTTCTTTAGCACGACCATGAAACCCCTCAATCTGTCTGTTCATCTCACGTTTTTCTTCAATATCTGCGTCAAACATAGCCTTCTTACGGGATAGAAATTCAGGGTAAGTTAGGTAATAAATAGGACGAGACAACATGCCGAAGTCAGACTCGCTGTTGTATCGCAATATGTTTTTGCATTCTTCTGGGTTTAATCGACGAACAAACTCCATCGCTGCAACTACAGCATGTGTTGTTTTGCCTAGTCCAGGTCCGCCATCAAACAAAAGACCCACGCCCGTAAGTCCCAGTCCACCTACTTGTTTGATGACAGACCCAGATACTAAATCCTCAAGCCACTCATTTACTACTTGAGGAAACGCTGTGTCCATATCGCTTGGCTCGTATCCCAGAAAGCGTCGTGGGATATTTGAGTTACGCATAATCCAGTGCTTGTTAAGTGAGGGAAGTTCATCAACTTGATAGGTCAACTGTTACCCCTCGGTCGTCGGTGTACTTGCCTTTGCCATCTGTGGTCATGTGTGTGCTCTGAATTGTTAATACAAAATACTGTTCGCCTGGAAAAAGAATACTTACAACAATGTCGCAAATCTTTGCTTTCCATTTGGGCATATCAACCATGGTGAATACTGGAAGGTCAACTTTTTTCTTCTTAGCCATCTTTTTCCACCCACGTATGTACAAGCATCCCAACTGGAATACCAATTAAAATCCCAATAATAAGAACTAGGTTCATTGTCCGCCCCACCCTCCGCCTTTAAATTGAACTGCAGGTGGTGTGAATACTTTACTCATAGGATTGCCACAACGGTCACAGTTAGGTCGCTCTGTAACGTCATAGGACATGTGCATTTCAACAATACTGTCTTCGCAGGTATCGCATTTAAAATCATACTTAGGCATTTAGTTTCCTCTCGTAACGTTCCAGTGCTTTGCGACCGACAATTGTGTTATCAAATTCTCTGCCATCTGAAGCGTACACGAACTTGTCCCCGACTTCTTCAGTTGGGTTAACGAGTCCTAGGTTTTCTCGTGCCTTGTTCATGTGAGTGCGGAACATCCCAAGGTATGTCTTGTACAAGTGCGGTGCTTCATCGCCAACGTCTTTAAAGTTCTTTTCATCAACCATAAACATCTTTAGAATCTCTAACTCCATCAGGGCTGTCGTTTGGAACCTGGTCCGCATCTGCTGCAGCCCGCCTGACAGGTTGTTGACGCTCACGGTGCCTGGTAGCCACGGGAACTTACGACCGACTAGGAATGAGAACTCTGCTGCAACATCGCGGACTGTCCACTCTGCCTGTGGTCGCTTGCCACGGGTATTTGTGTCCCGTTTGCTGGGCGTGGACCTCGGTTGCTCTGAGGCCAACTTGCCGATGCCTCCGATTGAATCATCCTTGGCTTGTTCTTCTCGCCAACTTTTATTCATGGTTTCCTCACCTACTTTGAGTATTTTTATATTTTCATAACTTACTGACTTACTGGTATTAGGTACTAATGGCTGTTGACTATATGACTTAAGCACTTGACCATGTGTTGTCCGCCTCTGTACAGGCGACGGTGCTTGACTCTGTGGAGGCGACGGCAGCGTGTACTTCTTTGTTGTGTAGAAACCGCGATTACGCTTTTGGGCCGTGGCGACGAGATAACCCCCCGTTTCTAAAACCTTTAGAGAGGCTCTTACATGGGAGTCTGCTTTGGTCTGGGTCAGGCGACCGAGATTAGCCACGGAAGCCTCTACGACCCCATCAGGGTCTGCTAATGAGTACAGCACGACTAAGAGACGGAACTGATGATGGGTCAGTTCCGCCTCTAGGAGGTCGTGTGGGATGTTCATTGAGAGCGACGGTACTTGCGCTTACCTTGTTCGTCAATCTGGTCCATAACCATTTTGTAGACCACAGCAGTGAGTGTCTCTGTAAAGTCCTGCAGTACCTCTTCAAGACGTTCTTCTAGGATGTCTGTCTCCATATCAACAAGGTTTAACCCATCTGATATGTCCCAGATTTCTCTACGATTTTCATGTGCCCAAGCAACTGTCTCAAAACAGTCGTCAGAGTCATCCCAAGCAAGAGCAACTATGTCATCTGGAGCAGCCGACTGTAGTAACTCTTCTAAAGAAGAACCAGTAGAGACAGGTATGTTTAACTCTGAAGCAGCCATAATTACTTGGTCGTGGGTTTCGTTCTCTAGTGCTAAAGGAAGGTGCACTTCAGTAAACTTTTTTTGCGTCAAAAGTAAACGGAACCCGTGGGTTACATCTACATCATCTGATGTTCCAACAACAATTAGACGGGACATTTTTTCTCCTAGTAGCGACGAGGTGGTTGAATTGTTACAGGACGGTCAAGCATTGCCATAATAGCCAAAGATGCAAAGGCTGCTGCTGTTGCCATAAGGGCTAGGTCATACTCTGAGTAACCTATAAAGTAAAGAGCCAGCACTGAGAAAACCAATGCTACAAACCCTTTTAGTTTCTTTAAGTCATAGAAAGCATCAATCGCCCCTATGAAGTATGAGGTGGAAAGTGTTGCTATAAATAAGTCAATTAATGTGGTCATAGCGGGAGTCTACTACGACCTTAAAGTAAATCAACTAAAGGTAGCGGAGGTTCCTTCTAAGCCTTTATAAGACCTAACACGCCATGGAGAATTCATAGGAACCCAGTATTTTAGGGTGTTTAGAAGTCTTGCCATTTTAATAGTCCAGTTGTCATAGCGATATGAGTATGAAGCATGGGCTGTTCCAGACCAGAAAACGCCAGAAGCCTGTGGCAATGAGCCGTCAAAATAATCGGTAGGTTTAAAAGCCTGTTCGAACTGAGCATTATCAACATAAACGTTAACCCCAGAACCTACAGTTCCAGATAAAGTAAAAGTAACTGTTATGTTGTTGGCGACTGATAACCCTTCAGGAACATACACTTGAACAAATTGTCTTGCCCAAGAAGTAGTTACTGAAACAGTTTTAGTTCCACTTTCTAAAGAAGTGGAGTCGTCATCATCTGCCACAATAGTCATGGTTAAAGTAGAGGCGGTGGATGCTTTCATATATAGAGAAAAAACATACCAATTGCCTTGAGTTAATTTAAAAACAGTTGGCAATGTATTGCATATAGTTGAAAGACTTAGGCTTGTTTGTCCAGATAGCCTTAAAGAATATGAACCAGGCAAACCTTCAGGAACGGTGGAATTGTCTCTCGTAGTTGAAGAGTTTGTTGTCCAACCCGTAGCGTTTGTTTCAAACGAAGGGTTTCTTAAAATATTAACGAATCGTGGGGTTACAAACAAATCTACCGCTCTTGCTTCATCAAACGTTGTTGCCGTAGCAGTTGGTGAAAATTGAATCATGTCTAGGTTATAAGAGTTTTGTGTTGTAAATACAACCCGAATACCTGCGTACACCGCAGTAGCGGGTGAAGTAACTGTTTGAGATTGTCTTTGATAAACACCTGTAGTTCCAAGGCTTGTTCCTTCAACTGAGGTGCTAATTTGCACTCCAAGGTAGTCGTACCAATAAACATAGGCTATTAAATTTCCGTTAGAATCTGAAGCAGCATGATAAGCAAATTGATAAGACGTGCTTGGTTGTACTGGTATTCCATTTATAACAGGGTTATTTCTTCCTAAACTCATAGTAGAGGTTTTAGAAACAGAGCCAGTGGCTGCTGTTGATGCTTGATTTACGTCTGTGTTAGCGTAAGTAAATGTAGTGGTTGAAGGGACAGATGCGACAGTAAAATTGCCGTTATATGTAGAATCAACTCCTGTAATAGCAATAGCGTCACCAATATCTAATCCATGAGCAGTGTTGAGTGTCAGTGTTGCTACGTTGTTTGTTCTTGTTTTAAACGTAACTGTTGAGGTTGAAGTTACAAAACGACCAGAGTAATTCCTGTCTACAGCGTTAGTTCCAGTAGGTCCTACCTTGTTACTTACTGAGGTTAATGTTCCATGTGTCTTTGTCCAACGCCCAATAGATTTATAGAAAGAAGAGTCTTGCACATCTAGCATTAAATTGGGAGAGATAGTTAAAGTTGGTGACCAAGTTGTTAAAGACTCGGCGTATCCCTTAATACCTAACTCAGTTCCCTTACCTTTATAAAGGTAGGATGCTTCTCTTATTAACTTTTTTCTGTTTTTAAAAGGTAGTCCGTTTTCTGGTTCCATACCTAATTGATTTGCGAATAAATTTATTAACTGTGGAGGAGTTGTTTTCTTTCCATACGATGGTGCTAACAACTCAGAATAGGTCAATAGTTGGTCATAAGTAAAAGAGAACGGTTGAAGAAAGTTGTACAAATCACTATAAGGGTCTGAAATACCTGTGGGACTTTGTTCTGAACTTGTATAAACTTTTGGCAGTAGGTCAAACAAGGTCTTTTGAGTTCCCTTGTTTTTAGGCATTAAGCAATAAGAACGTCCTGAAAGAACCCAAATATTTGCAGAAGTAAACAACCAAATGGCATAATAAATAAACTGCCCAGCAGCAATAGGAACATTGTTTTCAGTACTACTGTCAAGAAAGTTATCCACACCGTCTGTAAAAGTGTTTCGACTAACACTTCCAGACAAGTTTGTAGTTGAAGCCTGTTCATAAAGAACTACTCCATCTTGTTCGGACTCAGGAAAATTATCGTTGTTTCTAACTAACCTAAATTTATAAAAGGTTCCTTGTGGAGGAGTCCATTGAACGGATACCTGACCATAGTCCAACGCAACGGCAGACATAGGTTCTGCTGAGAGAACCAACCGTGGAGTTTGACCGTAATACGCTCCACGGTAAATAGCACCTGTGTACTTTGCCACTTAAAAGTACCTACGCAGTCATTTGAACGGCGATGTAGTTTAACTTTAGAGGGTAGTTGTTTCCTACTTGTCCATCTGTAATTGGTGTATCCATTTCAACTTCGTATGTAAACGCAGAAGTTGAAATTGTCTTTACTGTTCCAAACCCGTTTTTAACAGTTGTTGGGTAGGTAACTGAAACAAAGACAGTAGGGATTTGATTAAAACGACCCCCGTCAAAAGTTTTTGTTCCAATTATTAATGAGTCTCCACCAGTAGTTGTGGCTAAATTTACTGTGCCAACTTCAATAGCGTAAGGGACCTGTGCAGGTCTAATTATCTGACCATTAAAGGTTGCCCCACTAGTAAATGTGTTTGCAGCATTGAGACGTGCATAGTTGGTTAAATCAGGAAAGGCAATAGCAAGGGCTTCCCATTCCGTACCGCTCCATACTCGGACTTCTCTGTAATTAGGCATGGTTACTCGCTAACTGGGGGTGTGAGATTTGTGCCGTCCCATTTCCAACCAAGTTGTGGGTTGTTTTCAGCACCACGGGTAAACTCAACAACGGTTGGGTTACTGGTAAATACGGCAGCGTGTCGGTCGTCTGTCCCCATAATAACAACAACTTCTCCGTCTAGTATAAACGCTAAGTGTTTTGTCATATTAGAGGGTTGTTCACGTAAAACTTTTTTAGTTACTTCTGGTTCACTCATTTGATTCTCCTTCGGTAGATACTGTAACAGGTCCCCACTTACCTATGGGGCATGAAGCGTGAGGCAATTCAGCCTTTTTAGTCATAAAGCAACCACATTTCTTACAAGTTTTTGTGGCTTGAATTAAAAATGGGCAGTTAAGACAGTGATTAGTATACCGATATTCAAAGGTTTCTTCGTCTACTCTTCCTATTTTAGGGTTGAGTAAATCCCAAGGACGAACTGAATCTCCTGCTTGTTTTTCTTTCCAAATATCCCAAGGTCTTTTTTCCATATTATTGTCCTAACGGTTTAACAAATAGTGAGCCTATTGTACGTCCATCTTCAAAGTTACTTGGACGGGCTACAACTCCGTAACCAGTTCCAGTTTCAAAGAAGGAGGTGGTTGAATAGGTCCCAATTTGATTGGTGTAAATGCTATCAGTAAAGGCCCTAACAGTTAAAGAGTTGCTGCTTGCAGAAACCTTTACCGCAGACCATCTTTCTGGAACAGAAACATCTGCTACAACAGAAAACACTCCATTTACCATCTTTACAACCTGTAGATAGTAGTAGTTGGTATATGTCGTGCCTGTGGCTGTTTGGTCACATATAGTTTCAGAACCTGCTTGGCAACAATCATAATACGGAACATTATCGAACCCGTCTGGAGAACACTCGTGCGAATAGCCTATTTTTGCATAAACTTCTCCACCAGGACAGTCTTCGTAGTAAGTTTCTTGTAATTCATACACATCGTCGTCACAGACCGTTTCAGATGTGGCTGGGTCACAGATTCGTGTCATACCTGGATTACAAACTTGTCTTATTCCAGAGGTTGTCCATTGGTAAGAACAGTTTTGGCGGTATTCGTTGTAGCACTCACCTGGAACGACTACTGTTGTACACGCACCTTCAGAAATTAAAACCCATTCATCGTAATACACAAGTTCATATCCACCAGGACATGTCCAGTCGTAAATATCTTCAAAAATGGAAACATTTGGGGGATTACAGACTAGGTTGTATCCAGCAGGTTCAGTACAAGCAGCAATACAATAACTTTCTTGATGAGAGGCTACGCAGTAAGAATAAGTTTGAGCCGTTTGATTATAGTAAGGAACAACACCCCACCAGTTATTTGCATCCGTTACACGGATAGCAACACCTGTTCCTGGAGTTAACTCGTTGGCTTGAAGGTCAAAGTCTAAAAAACCAGCATCAATAGAGGCTAATGGATAATCTGTTTTTGCTCCCGTTGTATTAGCGTTGTTAGAGTTAATACGCCATTGACTTCTTAGGATAGTCCACGCTTGACCAGACTCGGCAACTCCAAGAGTGTTAGTTGTGTCTGTTCTGTTAAATGTATCTTCTAACTTATCTGCCCAAAATTGTTGCCACTGACCGTTAACTTTTATGTAGCCAAATTTAGCCTTCTTCCAACCGCCATTTACTTTTGCAAATAGCCCAGAAGCAGACTTAAAGTTGCCAGATACCTTAGAACCGATAGCCATTAAAGGTCGTCCTAAGCCGTGTACTTAATCCAGATGTCTCCGTTATTACCACCAGTTGGGTCAGCAGTAGAGACCGTGATATTACGAAGTCGTGAGGTAAGTGCTTGGTCTCCTGTAAGAGTTCCGCCAGTAATTTGTAGTGTCGTGTCAGCAGTAAGAACAGCAGGTGCTGAATCTGAGTCAACCCAAATTGTTCCTGTTGGAAGTCCTAAAGCAGCAGCATCAGGTTGAGTTGATTGCATCAAGATAGGTTTAATTTCTTGGCTATTTACAAATAACTTTCCAGCAGAATCTACTTTAGTAAGAACAGTTCCAGAGGAATTTTTAAACCGAAGAAGGTCCGCAGTTTGACCTGAAAATCCTTGAAGGTTTAGAGCAATAACAGTTGAGTTGGAAGACTGGATTGTTTCTCCACCAGTGAACTTTAAATATTGGGTGTGTACATCAGCGTTAATACCGTATTCAAGATTTTGAACACGGGCTGCCAAAGTAGACCAAGTGGTAGTTCCTGTTATAAAAGTACCTACACCTGAGCCGTATCCAGCGGAAACGTGAGGCGACACTCCAACATAAGTTTCAACTGCTTGAACTTCGTCTTGCAGACTGTTAATGTGTTCTGCAACTACTACCTGAGTAAAGTCAACCTTTGGGTCAAAGGGCTTTACGCTACTGGGATATACGGCTGGCATGTTGTCTCCTAAATGTCTCGGTCTATTTTGTCGTTAAATGGGGTTAAAAACTGTCTTAACTATGCGTGACTATGGCTGGTACTTGCTTTTGTTGCCATTTGTCCCTCTAAAGTAGTCACTCTTGTCTCTAAACTTTTAATTTTGGCTGCCATAACTAAGAGGGTTGCTACAAGGTCTACCTCTGTTGTGCCGTTTTTTGTACGTTCGGTAATGATGTGAGTATTTTCTATTCCCGATAAAGACGTTGTATCTTTCAAAACTTTAATGTTTACTCTTTTGTCTTGTTTAGGCTTGCCAAAAGTTCCAGTCCAAATTGGGTATGAAGAGTCCCCACCCTCAAACATAACCCAAACACCTTCACCAATGTCAGGCACTTGTACTTTAGCAAAGCCGTTTTCTTGAGGCCAAGCCCAATCAGAAACAAAGTCGCCAGTTAATTGAGGAACCTTAAGGGTTACTCGACGATGACCTTGTGGGTCGTTATTATCAACAACCAAGCCTCTGTAAACTCCGTAATATAAATCTTGACTCATAATGCCTCTAGGATAAGTGAGCCTTCAGCAAAGGAGAGGATTTCATTAGAAAGCGCAGATATTTCTGTAAGGCTTGGGCTTCCTCCAGTTTTATATAAAAACTGTACTTTACCTTTTGTAATTCCAGGAACTGTTTGCAATACATATTCAAGGTCTTGTGCAGTAATTACTGACCCAAAATCTTGATAAAAATACGAGAAGTTATTAATGATGTAGGTCTTAACATTAGACTCGGCCTCTGCGGTTGTATATGAAGGGTCTAATTTGTATTGAACGTTTAAGGTTACTGCAACATACGTTGGAATTGTATAAGTTACAGTTGTTCCCGCTAATAATTTATCTGCTAAATACGCTTTAACTGAGTCTCTTAAAGCAGTCCATTCAATTGTTGCACCATAAGGAGAGTCTGTCTCAAGACCAGGAGTTGCATCTGCATCTCCGCTGTCTCGTCTTGGAGCAAGATAAACAGTAACGGAGGTATACCCCGTTGATACCGCTTTTGCTTTTCCGCAGTTGTCCACAGATAAAGCCAAGTTTTCAAAGTCTTCCAAAGTTACTGCTCTGTTTTGTGCTCGTAAGAACAAAGGAGCATTTGCACGAATTGAAGAACTGCTCTCTGGGTCTTGACCACCAACGCCTGTTACGGCGTTAGTTACGGAAAGGTTTCCACTTAAAGCAGCAGTTTGATTAGAAGTAAGTCCTGGAACATAAGATATTGAATCTATAAGTGCGATTGATATGTTACCGATAGTTCCGCCACCAACTGTGTACTTTGCACGGACAATTGCTTGTAGAGTTGGGATAGCACCAGATATTCCATCGCCAAAAACGATAGAAACAACATTGTCTTTATCAAGAACTACAGAATATACAGAATCAGCGGGACCAAAATCTAATAGATGTTTTACTTGCGTCCACTTTTTATAATCACTACCGCTTTGTACAAAAACTTCTACGCTGTCTGAAACAATTGGGTCGTCAAAAATAGTAAAGCGTTGTTCCGAAGAACCGTCAGAAGTGCCGATAATGGCACCATAAACTGAGGAAGACTCCACTGTATTAACAGCACCTTCATAAGCAGCAACGGTTGCTTGTCCAGCAACACCACTTGCAAATGCGGGTACGCTGACTGCTACGTATGTTGTGAAGGTTACGTTTTTTACGGAAGTCCCATCTGTGACATCTGCAGTGACTCTTACACCAGCAGGTAGTTCAACAGCAGAAGTCGATGTGTTAGTAAAAGTCAAAGTTACATTAGCATTTGAATATCCTGTTGGTGTATAGCCATAGATTTCTGCCAAAGCCAGGATAGAACTTCTTTGAGTTGCTGTCGCTAAAAATCCTTCGTTAGCAATTCTGTCAATGTAGTAACTTGCCATATCTCCCATATAAGCAAATGCTTCAACTAATGCAAGACCAAAATCTGAACTGTCTGCACCATTCCACTCAGGAACAACTCTTTTAACACGAGCAATCAACTCTTGTTTTAACGCATAGTAGTCGCGACTTGTATAATCGACCGATGGTGGGGTTTCATTTATAGCCATTATAGGTTCTCCTGATAAATAGGTTGTTTTCTAGAGATAGCAGCAAGGGCTACCACGGTTGTTTGCTCTTCTTCAGTAGGTAGTTCATACGTTATAACTATGTCTAAAGAACCCGTAAATTCGTCTGCTACAACTTCTGTAGACACCAAGTTTAACAAAGGCAAGAACTTTATAAACCCTTGTTCAACTTCTGTTTCTATAGAAGTCGTTAAATTGCTTGCATTTCCATAAACAAAGGTTGCAAGATAGGTGCCAAAATCTGGCTCCATAACTCTTTCTCCCTTTAGAGTACCCATAACAGACAGAACTCGGTCAGACCAAATTTCAGAATAGGTAGCAGAAGTACTTATTCTTCCGTAAGAGTCTAACTTAAACGGCAACGAAATTGCTTTTTCAGCCATAGTTATCCTACCCATCTTCTAGAGTTCAAAGTATATCCGCTTTGGGTTTCATTAAACATAGAAGTTGGTGACGATAATGTTGGAGTAGCCGATACTCCTAGTGAATCGCCATCTTCAAGGTCAATTAAATTTAATGCTGGGATAAGGCCAAGACCAGAAACTCGTTGATTTGTAGACTCAGCGGGTCCACTTCCTTCGCACATTAAATAACCACTACAGATGTATGTACCCACTTTACTCATCACATGAGTAGCAGACCTGACCAACCAAATACCGTCATTGATGTCGTCAATACCCTGTACATCTACCGCTCCATAAGGAGTTATACGAGGGTCTCCTTGACCTGACCACCACGCTGTATTTGTTAATCGTGCATTTTCGGTAGCACCTTTTGCTATTATTTTAGCGTCACTTGCAGAGTTAACAACTTTCATAGTGCCCTGATGTTCAAACAACACCTGATTAAATTTAGTTCTCATAGTTTTTTTAGTTTGAGGGGTTTGGACAGAGCCGTAAGTTTTTCCAGTAACTGGGTCAACTCCAGTTACTTGTTGTGTTCGTCTTTGAACAACGCCTTCTCCTTCAATAAAGTCTCCAGAAGTTGGCTCAAAATAATCTAAAGTTCTTTCAATAGGTGCGTGAAATGGAGGAGCAAATTGATTTTCAAAGTAAAGAACTGGGGTTGTTCCAATAGATTTTGTTAACACATCGTCAATACTTTTAAAATAAATAGTTGTTCCCTTTACCCATAAGGCATAACCCAAGGAGGTTGCTAACGTAACTAGGTACTCCCAATACGATAACCCTTGTTGGTTTAACTGACTCCATTTAGTTGGGTGACTAGTAACAATGGCTTTCATGTTACTCTTTTTTGCAATTTCTTGAACAACTTCAGGAATACTTTTTTTCTTCCATATATTTGAGGCTTGGTTTTTTAAAGGGAAAGACCCACCAATACACGTGATTTCAACATCACTATTTACTGGAGATTTTTTAGATTTTCTAACTGTTGAGACGTATCCAGTAAATACTCCTTTTGCGGGAGCAGAGTTCGTCCAATTTACCTGCACTGTTGTTCCAGTTTTAAACCCCTTAAAGAATAAAGGCGTTGAAACTTGAAACTTTAAAATTAAAATATCGTGAGTTCTAATTGCTTGATGCAACTCAATCTCGTAGGGTTTAGTTTTAAAAGTTGGAAAGTCAGGAAAAGTTACAGTATAACTAGTCCCATACCTTGCTTGATACCCTGCTGGGATACTGCTAATCGCCATTAGGAATCCTTATATACGTACCACTAGTGATGGTAAATGGATTAATAATCTCTGGGTTAAAGTCCATAATTTGCCACCAGTATTCGGGTAACCCCAATAGTTTAGTTGCAACTAAATCTATGCGGTCTCCTTCTTTCCACTGGTAATAAAAAATTTCAGAGGCTTTTTCAGGGAACACTCTAAACACTGTTTGTTCAAAACTGTCTTTAGTAGGGTTATAGGCTTTAAATATGTTTCCATCCGCATATCTGCTATCTAAATAAATCATGGTTTACTCACCTTTATATCGTAGAACCTAGAAGCAGTAATATGAAGAGTACTTAAAGTTGGAACCATTCGTTCATTAAAAATTGCGTGGTTAACAGCAACTGAGTTAATTCTACATAAATACCGCATATTGTTACCTAAATGAAATTCAACTGCAACGCCATTTAACCAACCAATATCAGAAGTCCAACCACGCAAAGCACTTTGGTAACTACCCCAATTACCATGAACCGCTTTAAATAAATACTCTAAGTCGTACATAGTTCCTTTGTTATAAATTTCTTTTATATCGTCAGTTAATACGGTTTCTGAGTAAAGGTCTGTAGAAGAAAAGGTTTTTCCGTTTGCACTTTTTAACGTTCCGTCTTTTTGAACGTAGTTCATGTCTTCTATACGGTTTAAATACAAATCAAACTGTAGTCCACTTCCACCCTCTAAAGGAAGCAATGGGTTGTACTGGTCTCTTCCACTCATAAGTAGTTCTGGAGATTGACCACCCATTTGACCGTAGTTCATAGAAATAGAGGTTGGGTTGTAATGAAACCTAAATCCATACGCTTTCAATGATGTTTTTTTATCTTTAGATTGTTTTTTATAATAGGCTGCTGTGTCGGAACTCATTTGGATTACTCCACGAGTTCCTTTTAATTTAAAAGCACTAGTTAAAGCATCTTGAAACTTTTCGGGAGTTGTTCCTTTTAAATCAGTTAAAGAAGTCTGTAATGAAGGAGCAACTGAGCGAGCATTAAAGTAAGCGTGTTGAATCATAGGGGCGTTGTATAGCCAAGTTGTTCTTGGAGTTGCAGGACCTGTTTTTGGTCCGTCTCCAGGAGGAGTCCCGTTTGCTGCAACCGCTGCAGTACTTAAAGATTTGTAATCTGTAAGGTCTTTTAAGTTATTTTGATTTCCCTGTAGAGCAGTGTTAAAATTACTAATGTTTCCACTAAGTAAATTCATACGATTTTTTGCAGCAATTGCTTTGCTATTTGCAACGGCTAACGCTGCTTTTTTAGCAACAATGTCCCCTGCACTTGGGTTTTTTACTGTGTATTCATACAGTTTAGTAACATCATTTTGGGCAGCAATATATGCTTTTTGTTCAATTGCGTAGTTTTTTTTCAATGTTTCAAGGCTAGTTTTTTCCGATTTAATAGCGGTTTGTAGAGCAGTAATTTCTTTAAGAACTGAAATTGGGTCTTTAAGTTGTTTATCAGATATTTTAATTCTGTAACCATACCTGGCTTGAAGTGGTGCTGCCATTATCCTCTACCAATCGTGTGTAGTGTCATGGTTTTTTCTAGTTCTCGTTTTACAACAGATACTAATTTCATGGCTTCTGCTTCGCTTGTTCCGCTAAAAGAAGCATTGATTGTGATTTGTGGGGCTGAGATTTGTACTCCGCTACCAGACATAGTTGCTCCAGTAGATGATGGAGAACCGCCTCCACTAAATCCTTTATAAGAGTTTTGTCCAGTTTTTCCACTCACCCATGCAGAGTTGCTAATAGCACTAAGAATAGTAGAGGTATTTGCACCTCCTTTTAGAGCGTTAACAATTGCACTATACCCACGAGCCTCAGCATTGTTTCCTGTTAAAGTATTTACTGTTGCTGCAATTCCTTCATCCCAAGAGGGATAACGTCTTACTCCAACGCTATTCATTGACTCGTACTTTTTGTCTGGGTCATAAGTTGTATTAAGTGGGTTGTAACTTGCACTGTTTTCCCAGTGACCCCCTTCTCTACTTTGCCAAGTAGTAAGAGCATTGATATTTGTATCAGTTACAGGAGCACCCATAGCAGTAAGTAGTTGTGTAGCCCAACTTTTCTTGTCACCAGTTCCTTTTACAACTTTTGCAGTGCCACTAGAACTACCAGTACCAGTACCGTTATCTCCACCACCTATTTGTCCAACAGATGCTTGCAAAATTGCAGTAGTGCTTGAAGAACCTAATAAATTTGAAAGTTTTACTTCGTTTGCTTTTACTCCAGAGATGTCAGATGTAAGTGGGCTAGAACCTAATCCACCATTTTGGATTATGGTTGAAAGGCTTTCTGCTAATGTTCCGCCATCTTTAGTTAACTCTGAAGGGTTAACTGGGTTGTTCTTACCTTTGCGAACTTCAAAGTGAAGGTGGGGACCAGTAACATTACCTGTATCACCAGAACGACCAATGACTTGTCCACGCTTTACATTTGCACCCACCGCCACAGAAACTTCTGAAAGGTGACCATAAAGAGTTTGTAAACCATTGCCGTGGTCAATTTGTACAGTCTTACCGTATTGGTCGCCAGGGTTATCATTAAAGACAGTTCCATCCATAGCAGCAACAACTGGTGTTCCAATTGGACATGGGTAGTCATCACCTGTGTGACTTCCGCTTTGCCACATTTTTCCTTTTGCACCGTAGGGAGTACCAACAGAGCCACCAGTAATAGGGGCTACTGCATTTGTACTTCCACTGCTTCCACCAAATGAAGCACCGAATCCTGGAGAACCACCACCTGAACCACCGTAAGGATTTGCAACTGCACCTGCAGTACCTGCTGCTACACCCGCAAGACCTACATACGGGTTTCCAGTTGCTAATCCAGAAAGACCACCTTGTCCTGCATCATAAAGAAGGTTTGCAATATAACGAACTTCATCTGGAACATTTGCTTTGTTTAAAAACTTTTGCCCTTGCTCTAACCCCATATAGGTCATTCCAGCAAGACCTGCTTTTCCAAAAAGACCTTTTACTCCGCCAAGTTTTGAAAAAAGACCCTTAGCACCAGCAAATATTCCTCCGCCTTTACCGCCCATAAGACCCTTTAAACCACGAGCACCTAAGAACGCACCACCAGCAGTCATCAATCCTTGAAGAAGACCACCAGTAGCAATACCCATACCAGTTCCTGCACGAGATTCGCCAAGTCCTCCTAAGAAACCTGCTGCTCTTCCCGCAGAATCTGCCATTTTTTCTAATGCTGGGTTTACAGTATTAACAATTAAATCTGCTGCTTTTTCAAAGCCCTTTAAGAAAGGCTCTTCATATTTATTTAAGACAGAGGTATCAGAGGTTGTAATACGCATCTTGTCTTTAAGAGGGTTATCTCCATAACCAAGTTTTGATAAATCGGTCTCTTTTCCACCTGCTTTATCTAACATAAATTGAGAGAACATACCTTTTTGGTCTTCGCTCATATTAAGGCTATTCATCATAAAACCTAATTGACCTGCTTGAATACTAGTCATGGTGTCTTGGGCGTTCATCTCAGGACGACCAAAAGTTAAACGGCTATGTAGTTGTTCAAAGACTTGGTTTTGGTCACGCATCTGACCAGTCTTTGCATCATAGGTACTAATACCCATACCGTATAACTGAGCACTAAATCCGCCTTGTGTAAGACCTGACATAGCAACGGCAGCATTCTCGTTAGCCATATTCATATAACGAGCAGCACCACCGATTTGTGCAACAGTAGCGTTGTACTGTGCACTTCCAGGCATGATTCCACGAGCAGCCAAAATTGCTGATGTAGTTGAAGGAGACAAGGTACTAGTTACACCACCAGCAAGACCGCCAAAAGTTGCCTCTCGAACTGCTTGACGTGACATTCCGCCAGAACGTAAAGAAGCACCGTAGTAGTTACCAGCACTTCCCATAACTTCTGCTGCACCAGGCACAGATGCAGCAATACCTGCAATAATTCCAAAGGTGGCTTGTGCTACACCTCGCCCAACACCAAGTGCTTTGCTGTCTTGATTGTTAGAGAACCGACCAATTACTGAGTTGGCTTCTTCATGATAAGCGCGATAACTACTATCTCCACGCCCACTGAACTTGCCTTCCATGTGAGACATCTGGCTGGAAGCACCTGTGCCATTACCACGTGACCCACCAGCCATGAGGGCTTTAAGAGTGCCAAAGGCTTTTCCAACTTTGCCTGGAGTTTTATCAGTTTCTTTATTTATAGCACCAAGGTTTTTAAGGACTTCTTTTAGAAGGTCGTTAGTGGACTTTAACCCACTAGTAACGTCTTCTGCCATGGCAACTCCTTAATATCCTTGACTAGATAAATTTATCCAGTTTTTGCGTTCTCTAACTGAAAGTTCCTGAACCTCACTTAAGGTCCAACCTGTATGTCTATCTGAGATGGCTAACCATTCGGCAACCAAATTAGAATAGTGCGTAGTGCTAGAAGCGAAACAAGTTACCTAAATTAATAGGAACCGTTACCTCACTTTCACAATCTGGACACTGCACTTTGATGTCATCAAATAGAGGTCCAATATTGTTTTCGGTGATGGCTTCTGCAATCATTTTGCGGTCATTAATTCCCAAGTTTTGTACTTGGACTTTGCTAATAACTGGGGAACCATTAATGCTTAGGACACAGTTTTCAAGGAGAATTGTCGTTAACTCTGATACTGATTTATCTGAGTTATTAATAAGGTCCTTTTGAACGTGTCCTGTTGGAAGAGTTACTACAACTTCTCCAACTTTACAATCAACAGTAAATCTACGAAGAGATTCATCAACTAATGGTCGCACCTTAATATCTTCGTCGATATTAACGTCTACCTCTTTAAAGGTATTGCACCCTGGGCATACGCCATTAATAGTTGTTGTTGGTCCAAATGTGGCTCTGTAAATACCCAACATAAGTGCGTCACGGTCTCCTGAAAGAAGGCTGTTTAACATATCTTCTGTTGCTTTTACATCACCAATTTTTACTGTGCCACGAGAAAGAATTGCAAGAAGAGCCTTACCCATGCTTGTCGAACGGGAAATTGCTTCTTCATCTTTACCGTTTAATTCACGAACCTCTGCCTCCGTGATGACATCCCCAGCGGAATTTACATATCCGCCAGGGAGTGTCACTACGGTTTCAGAAGGAGGCACAATGGTTACTGGGCCTTGCTTCTGTTCTGTAGAAGCAAGGACCTCAGAAACCATTGAATTAACAAGGTCTGGGTTTTGTGCTGCGTTAACTGCTGTTGTCATTTTGTATGCCTATTCTTTAGATTAGTTTGAACCTGCTGTTTTGCTTACTGCTGCTGCTGCTTTGTACTCAATTGCTTTTGCTGACTCGAATACTCCAGTAGAACTAATACTAGACCATTCAGCATCAAAGCCTTCGTGTACAAGAGTCATTTGCTCAACAAATAGTGAGTTGTCTCCTGCATTTAGGTCTGAGTATGCAATTGCTGTAGGCCAAGCGTTGTAAACATGGAAACGCATCGCCACATCTTCAATAACTTGGGTTGTTGGAACCGATGCAATTGGGTGAGGTAGAACTTGGATTTCAAGGTCACAGCGGAAGTTCTGATTAATAGTACGACCAGCACCGCCTTGGACAGTTGCGAACATGTTACGCATCCAATCCCATTGAGCACGTTTTCCAAGAACCACACCACGTTGTAGTGTGATTGGTTGGAAGGATGTCTGTCCTGGAATCTGGTGAACAGTGGTGTTGTATCCACCTTCACGGTAAGGAATTGAGTCTGTTGTAACCGCTAGTCCAGATACTGATGTAAACCCGATTGTGGTTTCTAGGGCTTTGAGGTTACTATCACCTGTTGATAGAGGTAGAAATGAAACTAGAAACCTAAAGTTTCTAACTGGGTCGGTCGCTAGTGACGAACGATTATTAATGATTGCCATTTATGTGCTTCCTTCTTTCTTAGGAGTTAACGGTCTTCTGAGACAAAGCAATGACAATAAATTCGGCTGGGTATTGCAGAGCAACACCAACTTCAATATTGACTTGACCTTGAGCAATCAGATTGTCTGGGTTGTTTTCTGCATCACATTTGATGAAGAAGGCTTGGTCTGGGCTATTACCGCGTAGACCACCTTGGTTGTAGTACTCGTTTAAGAAGGTACCTAATCCAGCATTAATACGTTGCCACAACTTTTCATCGTTATTCTCAAACAATGCAAACTGTGTTAAGTCATTAAGTTGTTTACGAATGTAGATTAATGAACGACGCATATTTACATACCTATTTGCTGTACCGTCATTCTTCAATGTACGAGCACCCATTACTGAGATACCTGCACCTGGAAGTTGACGAATAGCATTTACTGGAGCAGAGGCACCATTAAGGCTATCTAGTTCTGCAGATGTAAATGCTTTTTCTAGACTAATAGCACCTTGAACAGTTGTTCCAATACCTGCTGGAGCCTTGAATGGACCAAAAGTTGCATCAGTATTCATGTAGATACCAGCCATAGCACCTGCGGGTCCAATTAAACGAATTGAACTTGCAGAACGTCCGACTGGGTCGGTGATGTAATAGTTTGGATAATATACTGCTGAATGACTTGAGCCAGCCAAAGTAGTAGCAACAGTAAGTGCTTGAGCAACTGTTCTACCTGAGACTGTATCAGCAACCACGAAGTGGATACCCTTACCTGTTGCCCAACTGATTAACTCAATAGTGTGAGTTGAAGCATTTGTAGCAGTAATAGCATCTGCAAGTGCTGGCAAAAACACAACCAATGGTCGGTCAATGTTATCAAAAGCAGCAATTGTTCCAGATGTTGCACTTTGGAAATCAGTAAGAGCAACAGCACTTCCGTTGCTTCCTGTTGCTAACGGATAAACCGCAAGAGCAGGGGCATTAGCGTTGTCTGCAACTGTTACTGTGATGTATGTAGACACTGCGTTAATAACAGTTGTCATGTAGTCGCTAGAGGTTGTTGAGTTTAGTACAACGTTCTCATAAGACTCAAGAAGTACGTCGTTGGTTACATCGCTTGATGTTCCTGCAACTCCTTCTTTATAAACAAGAACGTCATAGTAACCAGTACCTAAAGTTCCTGCCTGAAGTTTTACTCGTAGGTTGTTTCCGTCAGTTCCAACTGCTTTTGCAGTAAAGGTTACAACGGTTCCTGCTGCTAGAGAAGCACGACCAACTATGGCTGCTGCTGCTGTTGCATCTGTTGCAACAACACGCTTTACGTAGAGGTCACGTCCACCGTTCTTAAAGAAGGCTCCTACCTGAAATGTTGCTGGGTAAAGAGCGTTATAGCCACCAAAATTCTTTGTAAATTCATACCAAGAACTTACTAAGGTTGTTGTGGTTGGACCGCTGGCAAATGTGCCAGAGACTGCACCCGCTGCATTAGCCGAAGCCGTTACTGCAACTGGAGCAGGAAGTACGCGTTCACTGATGTAAACGCCAGGACGATTATAAGTCGCCATTATTTTCTCCTATCGTAGGGTTGGGTTGCGCCATGTTATGCCGTAATGATTTCCCCTGGAGGTCCCACAAATCTTGTTCCCCTTAGTGGGGTCAAAGAAGGACTTGAGAGATGAATTGACTGCACCTTATATAGTTCTTTGTATAGTGTTTGTGCGATTTCACTTGAAATACGCACAGTTATTGCATTCATGAACAAACGTTTTGCTTGTTCAATCGTATCTCGTTTTGCAACGTCAAGTACATCTAGACGACGCACCGTTGTGTCGTCTGCTGGTATGACTGTTCCAAACCGAAAAGGTAGTCTTGTATAAAGTAGTTGAGTTAAAATTTGACGGTCGTGACGTGGGTTACGGCTGTAGGTTGTAATTTGATAATCAATATTAATGGGTATAGGCATTTCAATTTCGTAGCCTCTGTTAGCACCTAGAGTTGGCTTTAGATAATCAATCTCAATGTAACCACGCATAGCACGGTCACGAGCCTCTGAAATATCAATCATGTCAATAGTTACGTATGGGTAAGACTGGTCTCTGATTTCTTGGTCAGGCATACCAAACCAAACACCAACAGGACGAGCAACACCCTCTTGGTCACCTCGCTGGTCGTTAACTGTCATACCTTTTAAAAGGTCACGTAATGCTTTATCTTCTGTTAAAAATAGAGGTCCTAAAGTCATTAGAACTTACCTCTTTTCAGTAGTGCACCTGCTACTTTTAACAGATGATTTTCTGCAGCACCAGTTCTATTCGAGTATCTATGAATAGCACGGGCAGGTTGACTAGAAGATGTTCCGTACTCTAAGTCTTTAACTTGCTTATCGTATTTTGCGGGGATAGAAACTTTAAATTGATTGTTGGAAAACTTAACGCTCAAAGCGTTAGCGACTTCTTCATCCCATCCACTAGCAATGGCTTCAGAACGTAATTGAGCAGTCATGACCTTAGTGGTCTCTTTTGCTGCTTGGCTGAGTACTTTTGTGTAGTTAGAGTTATTTTTCATTTCGTGACTTCTTAGATTTGAAAAGGAGGCCAGTACCTACATAACCTGCCAAAAGGCCGATTAAAAAACTGTGCTGACTATGGGGCTTAAACCCATACATTCCCTTAACAAATTCGTCACGTTCTTGAGCAGATTGCATATCAGCAATCTGTTGCCACCAAGGTGTAGACATAGAAAACCCCTAACAGGAGAAGCAAAGTAATCAGCAGGTAAAACGTTAAAAACCGCACGGCTCTTAACACAACGATAATAAATGAAAAAGCCCCCTTGCGGGGGCTAAGTCATTACTTCTTTTTAGGCTTGGGTTTGTCTTTTTTACTGCTGTCCTTTTTATCGAATTTTTTGTTTGCTGAAGCCAGGGTTTTCATGCCGTGCTTGTTCTTAGGCTGCATACAGCCACAGGTAGCACACATTACTTCTTCTTCTTCCTTAGAGCAGCAAAGTCAGAGCCTTCTAGTTTGCCGTCTTTGTCTGTATCAAGTTTACTTTGTTTACCTTTTAAAGGTGACTTTTTTCCCTTACATGACTTACAGGTACCGCAAGTACAAGCCTTTTTTGACTTAGACTTTGGGCCTTTGCCAAATCCTGGCTCGCCCTTCTTCTTACCACATCCACATGCTGCACACATAGTTATTTACCTTTCTTAGGTTTAGCGATTTTTTTCTTACCTGAACCTTCAGGAACACAGTTTGGCACTTTTTTGCCGTTCTTGTTCTTGAATCCTACCTGAACATAACCGTCCCAACATGGGTCCGTATCTTTAGCCATTATAGTCCTTTCGAATGTCTACTAAGTTGTTCACCAATGTGGCTCATTGGGTCCGCCATCTTACCCTCTGGACACTCTTCTTCTTTATGCCAATGCACCTGTGAGTGACCGTCATCGTTTCGGAATATATGCCCTATTCTTTTAAAATCGCTGTGTTTAATTGTTTTATGAAAGAAGTAACCGCCAGCAGCATCCTGTACGTCTGAATACACTTTAGTGTTCTTAGGCTTGTTAATTTGGTAGATGTCCCCACCGTATTGCTTTGCATTTTCTGCCCAATCACGCCCAGGGTCGCCTTTTAAAGTGGGTTCATATAATTCTGGGTGCTCCTGCACATATACGCCCATGTGTTCGTCTCCCCAACCAACTGGTTGCGAAGGTACTAAACCTCTTTTTTTAATGCTGTCGCGAGTTTCTCTATGGCTATTGTGAACAAAGGGTCCTTCGTGGCCTGATTCAAGTTCATCTAATGTGTATGGCTTCTTAGCCATTATTTGCTCCTACTTGTATGTGGGTTTGCTTTATGCCATTTCTGCACAGCCTTAACGCCTTGCTGAACTGTCTTAGAGCCACCCATTTTGGTGAGGTTAATTTTGTCATATTTACCTTGGTTTGTGTTTGTGTGCTCAACTACAACATCACCCTTTTTATTTTTTGTGACCTTGTGGGTAACGCTTTTCTTTTTTCCAGGAACGCCGATACCTAGACTAACTGGCTTCTCTGGCTTAACGACTTTCTTTTTCTCAGCCATTAAGCAGGACCTAAAGTAGTAATCGTTCCTGATGAGCCTCGGTACTTGAGAGCACCAGCCTCAACATAAATGATTCCTCCGCCTGTTAAGTTGGCAGCAGGGGCTGTTCCATTTTGCATAAGAAGTCTATCTGCGTTGACGTACTGGAAGTAGTCAATAGAACCTGTAGAACCACCAGTTCCAGAGAGTGCCACTAGGGTTGAAGCAGGTTTATCAAAGACGCAGTTTATGATTGAGTAAAAGCCATTCAATACAACTGGGGCAACGTTATTTAACGCTGTG